AAGAGTGGAAGAAAGCACTGAAAGTGCCACCACCACACAGGAGCAAGAAGACGTACAACCGCAAGAAGAAACACAAACTCAATCCTCAGAGTTAACAGAGGAAGACGTTCTTTCATATATAAAAAGTAGATATGATAAGCAGATAGATTCTGTAGAGCAACTGTTTGATGAGAAAGAATCAAACGAAGATTTGCCTGAAGATGTAGCTGCTTATTTTAAATACAAAAAAGAAACAGGTCGTGGAATCGATGACTATGTAAAACTACATCAGGACTTTGATTCTATGGATGAAGATGCTTTGCTTTCAAACTACTTCCTTGCAACAGAGGAAGCAATAGACGCAGATGATGTCGAAGTTTTAATGAGTGACTATGATTACGATGAAGACATCGATGAGGAGTCTGAGATTAAAAAGAAAAAGTTAGCAAAGAAAAAAGCGATTGGTAAAGCCAAAAGATTCTTCAACGAGCAAAAAGAAAACTATTCAAAGCCCCTTGAGTCAAGTACGGCAGAATTTTCTGATGAGCAGAAGAAGAAGATTGAGGAATACAACCAATATATAGAACAGGCTAAGACCTATGAAGAACAGCAACAACGGATACGTGATGTGTATGTTCAAAAGACAGAAGAGATATTCTCAGATTTCAAAGGTTTTGATTTCAAGATAGGGGATGACAAAGTTCTGACTTATAAGCCATCTAATGTGGATGAGGTAAAGAAGCTCAACTTAGATACCAACAACTTTATAAATAAGTTCGTTGATGACAGTGGAGCTCTTGTTGATGCCGCAGGCTTTCATAGAGCGTTAGCTATTGCGATGAATCCTGAGAGATATGCCAAGTTCTTTTATGAGCAAGGTCTATCAGCGGGTACTGAAGATGTTACGAAGAAGATGAAAAATATTAATATGTCTGAGCGTAGCGCACCTGAAGTAACCAACAAAGGAGGAGTCAAAGTTCGCTCAGTAAACCCCGATAGTGGTCGAGGTTTAAAAATAAAAAGTATAAAAAAAGTTTAACAAATTTTAAAAATTAGAAATTATGGCAGTAGACCCAACCCCGGGATATGATTTGCAACCGTCAGCACAACAGGTGCCTACGGCAACAAATTACATCACGAATTTTGATTTCTTGAATCAGTATCTTCCTGATACTTACGAGAAAGAATTCGAGCGATATGGAAATCGCACAATTAGCTCCTTTCTACGAATGGTAGGAGCAGAGATGCCTTCTAACTCTGACTTGGTAAAATGGGCAGAGCAAGGAAGACTTCACACTAAATATGTAGATTGTACAACAGCAGCAGCGGCAGCAGATGACAGTGCAGTGTTTACAATTAATGACGCAGGTGTTCCTGCTTTCACAGCGACTAATGGAATCGCACTTCGTTTAGGACAAACAGTTATGGTTGTCGATAACGCAGGTGGAGGTAGCAACAAAGGTATTGTTACCGCTATTGACCTTGCAGCAGACCAAGCTACTATTGCTTTTTACGAAGCAGGTGGTCTTGCAGTAGCAGGTGCAGGAGCTACGTTTACAATCTTTGTTTACGGTTCTGAATTTAAGAAAGGAACTGCAGGAATGCAAGGTTCTTTAGAAGCTGATGACATCTTCTTTGAGAACTCTCCAATTATCTTAAAAGATAAATACTCTGTATCAGGTTCTGATATGGCACAGATTGGATGGGTTGAAGTGACAACTGAAAATGGTGCAAATGGATATTTGTGGTATTTAAAGTCTGAGCACGAAACTCGTTTACGTTTTGATGACTACCTTGAGACAGCAATGATTGAAGCTGTTCCTGCTGAAGCAGGTTCAGGTGTTGTTAACGGAACAATTAACCCTAACCTTGGTAACAAAGGTTCTGAAGGTATCTTCTACACTGTATCAAACAGAGGTAACGTGTTTAGTGGTGGTAACCCAACTACACTTGCTGAATTTGATTCAATCATCGGTAGACTTGACAAGCAAGGAGCTATCGAGGAGAATGTTATTTTCCTTGACAGAAACTTCGGATTCGATATCGATGATATGTTAGCAGCTCAGAACTCTTACGGTAGCCCCGGTGGTACATCTTACGGATTGTTTGACAATGACGAAGAGATGGCACTAAACCTTGGATTCACAGGATTCCGAAGAGGATATGACTTCTACAAATCTGATTGGAAATACTTGAATGACCCAACAATGCGAGGTGGTTTACCATCAGGTTCAGGTTCAGGAAAAGTAAATGGACTATTGGTTCCTGCAGGTTCTACATCTGTATACGACCAAATCCTTGGTAAGAATGCTAAGCGTCCTTTCCTTCACGTACGTTACCGAGCTTCAGAAACTGAAGACAGACGATACAAAACTTGGATTACAGGTTCAGCCGGAGGTGCAAGAACATCTGACTTAGATGCTATGGAAGTAAACTTCCTTTCTGAGAGATGTGTATGTACTATGGGTGCAAACAACTTCTTCATCTTTGAAGACTAAGAGTTGACATAACTAAGGGAGTGTCGTTAGCGACACTCCTTTTTTTTAATTTAATTTAAATTTAATACAATGAAAAAACAACAACAATACGTTGACAAAACGTACAGACTAACGAGGGACGCAGCACCTCTTACCTTTATGCTGCCTGTTAGAAACTCTCGAAGAAGCCCATTACTTTGGTTTGACGAGGCAAAAGGTACTAACAGAGCTCTACGATACGGAGCAAATCAAAAAAGCCCATTTGAAGACGAGCAAGACGGAAACGTCATCGTTGAACCAATAGTATTTGAGGATGGATTCTTAACAGTCCCACGAACCAATCAGGTGCTTCAGGAGTTCTTACATTACCATCCCTTAAATGGAAAAAAATTTGAAGAGGTAAATAATGAGAAGGACGCTGCTCAAATTGTTGAAGCTTTGAACATACAGGTAGATGCCTTAGTAGAAGCTAAAAAGCTAAGCGTAGAGCAGCTTGAAACAATAGGTCGTGTGCTTATGTCTACCGATATCTCTAAGATGACAACAGCGGAACTAAAAAGAGACATATTGATATATGCAAAAGAAGACCCTACAGGATTTTTAAGAATGGTGTCTGACCCTGAGATAAAGCTTCAATCAAAAGTTCAAATGTTTTTTGATAAAAATATTTTAGGTTTTAGAAACAATAAGAAAGAAGTTTACTTTAATCTTACGGGAAACAAGAAAAGAATGATGACTATACCATTTGGAGAGGACCCAATGTATGTGGTTACATCATACCTTCAGTCTGATGATGGACTTGAGGTTCTTGAATATCTTGAGAAACAGTTGGAGGATTAATATATTATATGTATATTTGAAATCTATTCCTTTCATTAAAACTAAGTTTTAATACACTCATCACAGGAGGGCTTTTACGAGCCCTCTTTTTTTTTCATTATCTTTGTGTAAAGAAAATAAAAGATGATAAACTCAGTTAGAAATACCGTTCTATCTATTCTTAACAAAAACAATTACGGATATATCTCTCCATCTGATTTTAATCTGTTTGCCAAGCAAGCGCAGATGGATATATTTGAGGATTATTTTTATCAGTACAATTATCAGATACAAAAAGAGAATGCTCGACAATCGGGTACGGGATATGCAGATATAAAAAAGGGATACGAAGAGGTTATAGAAATTTTTTCAGAAACAAAATATCTTACTCACAATGTTGACAATACCTTTCACTTGCCTTCTCAGTTGTATACAGGTGATGACTATTATCTTATTAATAAAGTATTGGGTTTTGAGACAACAGTAACAAGCGGTACAAGCACTGCTGTGTTACCAAATAGTCTTGAGGATAGTAGTGCTGATTTTATATCTGATGGTGTTCAGGTGGGTGATATTGTATTTAACATTAGATTTGTTACGCCACTATTTGCGACAGTCACTCAGGTGTTGAGTGGTAACGTCTTGGTTCTGTCTTCAGATATATTTACAGTAAATGCTTCGGGATACATAATATTCAAACCAAAGCAGAACGAACTTGAGAAAGTTACTCAAGGAAAGATAACAATGCTTAACAACTCATTACTGACAGCTCCAACGAGAACATTCCCTGCGTATACGCAAGAAGGTGATTTGCTTACAGCATACCCATCAACACTTACTGAGGGAATATTATGTAACTATATAAGATATCCTAAAGACCCTAAGTGGACATACCAAAGTCTAACGGGAGGAGAGCCTGCATTTGACCAAAATCAACCTGACTATCAGGACTTTGAGCTGACTCTTGATGACGAGCCTTCATTAGTAATGAAGATACTTCAGTATGCGGGTATGTCTATCAGAGAAATACAGACGGTACAGTTTGGACAAGCTCAAGACCAAGAGGATACACAAGAAGAAAAATAAACTATGGCATATATAACAGAATATCAATATTACGAGAATGCGGGTGCAAGTCCTGAGAATGCTAATTGGGGTTCGTATCAGTATGTTTCTCTGTACGATATAGTCAACAACTTTATGTTGATGTACTCAGGGAATCATAGTCTTATTAATAACGAGGAAAGATACAAGGTATTGTTCCACGCAAAGAGAGCGATACAAGAACTAAACTATGATGCGTTTAAAGAGATAAAGATATTAGAGCTAAGTGTTTGTGATTCGTTGAGGTTTGTATTACCTCCTGACTTCGTGAATTGGGTTAGAATATCCATATACAAGGATGGTGTACTTAGACCATTAACAGAAAATATTCAAACAAACTATAGCAACGCATACCTGCAGGACAATGATTGTAAAATCTTATTTGACCAAGATGGTAATATATTGAAGCCTGAGTTCTCTAACTTAGATATGGATAGAATAACAGGAGCTAAGAAGTCTATATACCTAAACAAAGATAGTGTGTACTACAACTATGAGGGGTGGTGTGTGGATGGCGTATGGTATTTTGATTATCCAATCGGAAAAAGATTTGGATTGAATACCGAGACAGCAAATGCAAACCCTACATTTAAGATAGACAAAAAGTCAGGAGTTATAAACTTCAGCT